AGGCCCCGCCGCGCCAGGCCGTGACCGCCTTGACCATCATCATGCCGCTGTCGATTCCGGTGGCGACCCAGCCACCGTCAGCAACCCCAGCACAGCCTGCACCGGCTCCACATCGGCGCCGGCCAACTTCGCTACATCGCCATGACGCTCAAGCCATGACGTCAGCCCTTGCGCCGCCTGCCGGTACAGCTCGCGCGCATTATCCTCTTCCATCACATCGGCTGAGTAATAGCCGCCGCCCTGCCGCCGCAACGCAACAGGCGACACATAAGAGGGAAGCCGGAACGTCTGAGGCTCGGTGATGCGCACGGCGATGTGAGGCGATGACTCCACCATTGATGGAGTCACCTTGATGGTAGTCCTGAGGCCGCCCACAAACTGGCGCACTTTCATCATGCGCCATTCGCGAGCGGCCTCATCATCTGACCGGCCGTAGAACAGATCAAAGGCCTCGTGCCCCGGCTTGTCCTTGAGCCAGTCCAAGAACTCGGAGGGGACAAAGAAGTTCGCCCCGCTCCTCGCGAGATAGTCATCGACAATGCGCTGTCGATAGCTTCGGTCGTATCCGCCCACTATGCCGCCCTCCGGATGCGCTCTTGCCTCAGCATGGCCCAAAGTTCGCGCGTGCCATCATCATCGGCGGCGCACTTTGGATCATCCATCGCGGCTTGCTGCGCCGCTCTGGCTTCCTTGGATGTCAGCTCGTCCCAAAGCGCCTCATCCTCGTCAGTGACGACGCGGAAGGTGCCGTATGAGCCCTTGCCCTTTTCCTGGCGGAAATCGCCGATGCCAGAAACCGCCCCCGCATTGCTCAGAAGCGACGCGATGGAATGAACTGAAAGAGTTGGCGTCACGAACGCAAAGTCAACCTCAGCGCACCAGCGAGGCAGGAATGCCCTCGTCCGAATGTCCGGAGTGCGCGCCATGTCAGCCGAGCGCACAACATCCATACGCAGATACGGCAGCCCCCAGATCGACACCTTCTCCTGTGGCAGGAACACAAGACGCTGAACGTCGGTTTTCTTCACACCGTCAGTCACAAGCGCGGCGGTCGCCATTGCGTTCTTGACCCCCGGCGCAGGAAACGCCAGCAGCGTTGGGCCGACACTGGTCTTGTAGACGCTGTCCCTGAACTCCTGTTCCGGGTCGTGCTTCAACTCTTTCTTCTCTGCGGCTGTCTTTTTGCCACCGCCAAGCAGCAGCGACCGCTTTGCCTTCACGCTCATGGCGTTAAAGAACATCGGCGTGCTGCCGATGATGCGCAACGTCACGCGGCCTTGCTTCAAAGGGTCGATATGCAGCGTCGCCGGTTCATTCTTGGTTGTCATGGTAGTGCCTTCCCTTGTTGAGTTGATCGTCAAACTTGCATTCGCCTTCAACCCGCCGCAGATTTCGCCGCGACAGGCATTCTTGTCGGAATATGGTCGCGCTAACCGCAATGATCGCCGCTGTAAGGATCGACCCCAAGACGGCGCCGAGCATGATGCAGGTCGCGATCGCGCTCATTCTGGCCTCATGGCGATATGCAAGATAAAGCCGATGGCAACCACGCAACCGGCAATCATGGCCCACAGGCCGATTTCAAGATCAGTCATGGCGCGGCTTTCCGTGCCGCAAATTCGGCGTCAGCGTTGTCCCAACCCTCTCTCCAGGCATCTCCATAGCCGGTGCCCAGCTGCGCCACGTCCGGAGGAACCACCTTTCGCTTGCCGTCGCGCCTTGCCTGATCGCCCAGCGCCATGGCGTCAGGTATGGTCACGCCTTCGGGTTCTGGCTCTACAGGTTTTGCCGGTTCGGCGGGACCGGCGGTTGCTTTGATCTTGCTCTTGAGTGCATCCGTCCGGTTTGCCGCTGCCGACTTGTCCGCATCGGCCGCTACTGGCATTTCAAAAAATTCGGCCGCTGTGGCCATGCCGTCCCGCAACGAGAGAAACACTTTCTTGAGCGCAACCATCTGAGCTGGCTGGATGGCGTCGAGGCGGCGCTGGATTCGCGCCTCAATCATTTCCTTGGTGACGCCAAACTCGCGAAACGCCGTCACCATCTTGGCCTGCGCGTCGGGTCCAACGTCGGCTTTGGCGTGGAGCGTGGTCTCGCATTGCTCAACCGCCGCCTCAATCACGTCGCCTGGGATCACGGCAAGGATGCAGGCGCGCAACCGCCGGGCGCCCTGGTTGGCCACCATTTCATAGATGTCACGAGGATCTTCGAGCCGATACGCGCCTTTCTTGGTGTGCCGGACAAGCGGCACCTGGAACGTGACCTCGCGCCGGGTGTTGGTTTCGACGTCCCATGCAAAGGCCTGCACGGTTGATATTGTGGGGCTTTGCTCCAGCTCTCGAATGCCAAAGCTGATATTTCCCCACTGTTGAGCAATCGCCTCCGCAAGCCGGATTGACGGGCCGGTGATGTCAGTGCCGCCCCGCGCGTAGGTATAGAGCGCTTTTTCAGCCAGCGTCGGGCGGGTACATGCGTTCAGGATGCGATCCATTGACCCCACCACGTCACGCGGGGTGGCGCGGGCAATCATCATTGCCGCTTGCACCTCGGCAACGGCGCGCTGCTGATCCGTCCGGGCCGGTGCGCTAATCGGCGCTTGTACCGGCGCAACGTCACGCGCAAATGGGTTCTGTGTCACAAGTTCATTCATTGGTTTGTTTCCTTGATAAGGAAGCGCCGCGATGGCGTTCCGGGTTGGGTGTATTGCTTAAACAGGTCGGGGTAATCGGCAGCGAAGGCGGCGGAGTTGAAACGGGCAGGGGCTTTTGCCGCTTTCCAAGTCGCCAGCACGTTGCCGCGTTCATCGACAAGCGTATCGTTCTCGCCCATGCGACAGGTGAGATTGCCTTTCAACTCATCCGCCCAAATTTCTAGCTTGGCTATTTGGGCGCGTGTGTTTACCAAACAGCGATAGTCTTGCTGAATTTCTTCCGTGGCCACAACCGATGCAGCCTTGCTCGCACGTCCAAAGCGCGCGACGGCATCGGCGTAGGTGACAGGTTCGGGCGGGATGCGATCCTGAACGCGGCTCCAGAATGAAGCCTCAGCATCAAGCATCATGCCCTGCAATTCTGGATCGGCCGGAATCGTATAGACTCGGAAATCAGACCCGCCGATCAGCACGGCCACGTCAGCCAGCGCCTTGCCAGTGAGCATCATATAGTGCTGCACCTGCAATATGTACGGCTCCGGTATTTCATCGCTTCCCGGCTCGCCCCAACCTTCCGCAGAACGCGCGGTCTTGGCCTCAACGATCCTGTCAACGGCTATGCCGTCGGGGGTGCCAATCACAAAGGGGTGCTTGTCGTGCCGTAGAAGGACAGGTACGGGAATCGTGGCAAAGCCCGTCTGATCCCGATAGGCTGACAGAATGACCGGCTCCAGTGCCGTTCCCCACCTCATGGCGGGCGTTTCCTCAACCGGCTGCCCCTCGCCTATCTTGTCCAGATAGACCGAAAGCGGCGTTGCCCATTTCGACAGCCCCATGATGGGCGCAACGTCACTGCCGCCTATGCCGGTTCGACGTTCTGCAAGCCATGTTTCGCGGTCTGTCATACTATCGCCCTATGTCGACATCGTCCGGATCGCGCGCCGGGTCTTTCTTGATGCCTAAAGCACCGTCTACGGAGCTTAGCGGCCCTTGCGCCGGGGACTTATCCATCGCAAGCGCCTTGTCAACGTAGAGCGAAATGGCGTAGGCAATCATATAAAAAGACGCCTTATTTTCGGGCATCAAAGCGCTCAAGCGCTGGCTTAATTCATGTACTGCTATTAGCTTCTCTAGCTTCTCTCTGCTCACGACTGCCCCTCCGCCTTGGCAATCGCGGCGCGGACTTGTTCGCAAACTTCGCACTTGCAAAAGCTTGCATGACGCCAAACGGAATTTTCTGTTGCCGTTTTCAGCGCTGCCAGAAGATCAGGCGCGGTGGCAAGCAAGTGAATGTTTGCGGCTGACTCAGCGTTGCGGTTCCTAAGAGTACTCAGGATGCCGTCTCCATTTACATCGACAATATCGATAAATCGGCCGTCATCTTCTCTGACTATTTCCCACGGCCCCGGCGTGTGCGCGCTCATTTCCTCAACCTCCATTGCTCTGTAGCGATATCCAACCATCACCACGCATATTCCGCGTCTTCGAGCTGATCTTGGATCGCGCCGCCGATCTTCG